AGGTGCCGTCCATGCCGTTCCCCAGTCCCGACACCGTTACAGACTGCCCGACTGCGATGTCTGTCTCGGTGAGGGTCTGAATCACGACGACGTCGTCCAACCTCATGCGGTGGGTGATGGAAAACGTTGCCATGATTCGTGACTCTCCGTGTGATTATGCGCGGGTGACGAACATTTCGCTGTCGATCATGAGCGTGGCGAAGTAGCCACGGAATGCGATCGTGCGAGCGAGCAGGCTCGGGTTTTCGATGGACACGACGCCCTTCTGCTGTTCCCAGCATTCGAAGCCGGCCGAGTTACCGACCCAAACTTCCTTGCTGGTCAACGGGTCGAAGTTGCGGTCGACGACGACCTGGAGGCCGAAGGCGTTGCCGTTGAACGAGGCCGCGTCCTGCTGGCCGAATGCGTTCATGGCTCCGGCGTTGGGGAACAACGGGCGGCCGGTGTTGTCGGTCAGGGCGCCCAACTTCTTCCAGTAGTCGGTGCCGAGCATCAACACGTTGGGCAGGTTGCCGTCGGAGTTGGTGAGGATCTTGGCGGCCGCGTTGTAGACGAAGGTGACCCAGTCGGCCGGGTCGGTGTCGTCGGTCAACACTTCGGTCTGCGTGACGCCTGCGACGAACTGCGTACAGGCCTCAACGTCGGTCTGGTTCGCGTAGATGCGCGCCATGTCGTCAACGAGTGCGCCGAGCACTTCAGGGCTCGACCAGTCGATCGACGCTTCGGACAGCTCGACGTAGCCGCCGAAGATCTTCTTGGTGACCTGCTCGTCGGACACGACGAACGTGCCGGACTGGATTGGGGTGCCCTGTGTGACCGACGCGATCGACGTGTGGGTCGTGACCTTCGGGCGGATGAACACCTTGCCGCCCTGCGGCATCGCACGGGTTCCAACGGCGTCGATCAACGGGCGAAGGCCGCGGAACGAGTTGAACACCGGGGCGACGACGGGGACGGGGAGCACACCGTCGAGGTCGCCGGTGGTGACGTCGGGTGCGGCCGCCTTGATGTTGGCGTTCATCTGTGCGAATTCGGAACCGCCAGCGACGAACGCGGCGATGTACTCGCCGAGCGAGGGCAGCTTGAATGCGCGCTTGGGTTCCGCGTACAGCGGAACGGTGGGGATGATGGCCGGTGCCGAGGCCTCGACCGGGGTTGCTTCTGACATTGAGTCCTCCTCGGGCTCGATTGGTGTGGGTTCTTCGTCGGGCGTGTCGTCCTCGGGCTCGGGGCTCGAGGCGGCGACCTTTTCGATGCGGGCCTGCTCGAAAGCTGGCTCGGCAACGATCGAGAGTTCGGTCCAGCGACCTTCCTCCACGATCATGGTTCCTTCGTTGTCGAAGGAGAATTTGGTGGGCACTACGCCAACGCTGACGGAGTCGTAGGCGCCCATGAGTAGCAGCGCCATTGTGTCGTCGGCGTCGCGGGTCGTAGCGAGGCGCGCGGTGAACATCATCCCCTCGGATGTGTTGACTCGTTCGGTCACAAGACCGCGCACCTTCGCCGGATCGTGGGCCTCAAGTAGACGGGGCGGTCTGCCGTCCTCGGGTAGCGATCCTGGCATGAATTTGACTTTGGTGCCGAGGCTGTCGGTGGTGGCGACATTCCACGGTACGGCGAGGCCGGTGATGGACCGTGATGGCTGGCCGTCGTTGGCGGCCGCGTCAACGGTGAAGTTACCGGCGACTAGTTTCAACATTGTTGTCCTCCGATTCGTCCTCGTACATACGATCGGACGTTGGTGTGGTGACGAGCGGCGATTCGACAAGGTCGTTATCGCCGAGGTAATCGTCGAGGTCGAATTCGACGTGCTTACCGGCCGGGAGCACGTTGTTGCCCGAAAGTGTCTCCTCAATACAGTCGATGTAGGGCTTGGCGCCGAACAGGTACAGGTCCTGGCGCGCTTGTAGCGCGTTCTGGTAGGTCATGCCGGTGCCGGTCGGTGCTCCGACAAGGTAAGGCGGGATGTTGGCGAGGCGCGCCAGCTCGAGGGCCTGATACTGACGCGCCTCTACCAGCTGGAGTTTGGAAGGATCGGAGTCGAATTCTTTCCATTCGACGAATTCGTTGAGGGCGCCGATCGCGTTGCGTTGACGCGCGGCGCTCCACGCGGCTGCGAGTTCGCCAAGATCTTCGCCGGACATTGGTTCGCCGCCGCGCTGCTGGAGGTATCCGGCGGCGATTTCGTTAGTGGCAAATCGTCGGGCGGCGTTGTCGAGTTTCCAGGCGGTGTCGATCGCCGCGGCGCCGCTGTAGACGATGCCCATGATTGGCGACAGGAACTGGACGAGGTTGCGGCTGTCGACGTCTACGCCGTTGAACTGAACCTGGTCTGACGGCTGGAACCAGGCGGGGCCGGACTGGTCGAGGGTGGTGATGTTGGCGGCCGGTAGCCATTTGAACGACGCGGGGAAGCCGGTGGAGTAGCGGCCGGTGATGAGCCAGAACGCGCGACCGTAGAAGAGTAGATCGCTGAACGTGTTGGCCATGATGAAGTTGCGGGTGACGGCCGGGTCAGGGCGTGTAAACCACGATTCGCCCTCGACGTAGATCTTCTCGTACTCCTCCTCCTGTGGATCCCAGGCGAGGCGGTAGGCGCGAAGATCCAAGCAGCCGATCATGGAGGCGATGAGGTCGCGCGCTCGAGACACCGTTGGCAGCTGTAGGGCGCGGAGTTCTTGGGTGCCGACCGTGTAGGTGTAGGTGGCGTTGATCGTTGCCTGTTGCGCGGCGCCGGCGGCGGCCTTGATGTCGGCGCCGAACGCGGGCTTGGTGGTGCGGCTGCCGAAGAGGGCCATCGACCGGGATGCTATCCACAACCTGTGGACAAGTCCAGCATCACCTAAACGCGAACGCTGGTTTGGTGCGTTGGGTGGGTCGGGCGGCGATCGCTGCGGCCCAGACCATACAGCGCGCCAACTCAATCGGCCCCGGCGACTTCTGCGACGACAGCACCGTCGAGTTCTGGGTCTTGACGGCGACCGCACGGCCGACGTGCTCCGCCAGGGCGTTCGATCCGTCGTGCCGTAGGCGGCCCTCGAGGATCAGGGCTCGGACGATGGGCGTGTACTTGAGCAATTCGCCGTAGCCGACGATCGACATACGGCGCTCGAGGTGTTGCGGCATGAGCGCCTCAAGGCCGGGCGTAAGGGTCAACTGGACGGCCGGATCGGTCAGCACTTCGGCGATCGCGTCCCAGCATTGATCGGCCGATTGGACGATGAACTCGACGGCTACTTTGACGATGCCGCCGTCGTTGACGGCTCGGACGCCGACATAGCGAGATTCGTCGACCGAGTTATCGACCGACAGGATGCCACCGGTCGGTATCTCGTCAACGGTCAGGCCGTCCCAGGTTCCGATTGGCAGCCAGGCTTTCGTGGCCGCCACCCACAGGTTCAGGTGGGCGCGGAGAAATGCGGCGCGGTCGGCGCCTTCGGCGGCGGCCTCGAGCGCGTCCCAAGTGACGGTCGTACCCAGGGCCGGGTTGGCCCACGGCCACCAGCGGCGGTCGTCGGGATTGACGGCCGGCGGCGGTGACCATTCGGCAAAGAACAGGCGACCAGGCTTACCGGCGTCGATCGCGGCGATCGCCTGCTCACGAAGGCCGAGCATGAGCGCAGACCCTTGATCGCCTGCCGTCGACCACATCGACATCAGCGGATTCTTAACGGCGATCATGGACGGCCGCAGCGCGTCGTAAATCACCGACGGGGCGATGTCCCAGATTTCGTCGACGAGGATCAGGTCAAGCGTGAGGCCGTGGACATTGTCTTTCGCGGCGGCGACACGGAACGTGGATCGGTCCGGCATGGTCACCTGTTGGGAGCCGTTGGACCAGCGCACTTCGGCGCCATGATGATCCTCGAGGTACAGCGCGAGCTCACGGAACATCGGCATCGAGCGGTCGAGTTTGTTGGCGACCAGCAGGACGTTGACCGGCCGGCCCCGTCGTCGTGCCTCATCCGCTAGGAACCAGCCGGCCAACGCTCGCAACGCTACCGACTTCCCCTGCTGCCGAGCAGTACTGACCAAAGACTCACGGAACACAAAGTCGCCTTTGTCGTCGACAGCCAACTGGCCGTCCAACGCGATCCGTTGCCACTCCATGAGCTCGATGCCCATGTGACGGCGCGCCCACTCGGCTTGGGCAGGGCCAAGACTCAAATCCGTCGAACGCGGCGTAACCAGCCTCGGCTCAACCCGACCCGACAAGCCCAGATAATCCTCAATCGCCGTCATTCGCGTCTGATCGGCCTGCTCGAGGGAGATCTCTGTGC